AGTTGCAAGCTCGCCTCCGTATTCCGATGTGGCCTTCTGCATCTGACCGGCATATTCAGGAGCGTAAAGCTGTGCGCCTGTTCTTGCGGCACCAGCGGCTATCTCAGATAGACCACCGCCGTAACCGGACATAAGCTGTTTCCTTGCCTGTCCCTGCATATATGGATTATCCGTAGAAGCCACCTTCCCTATTCCGGTAGTGAGGGCGTTCCTTGCCTTGGAATAAAGTGGCGCGGCTTGTTGCTGTGCAAGATAATTTATCCTTCCGTAATCATATTCTGGAAGGTTATACTTGGGTGCTGTCATTGTGGGCAATGGGCCGCCACCAGAATAGGAGGTTGTTGATGTCTGGCTTTGCAATTGTGGTGCTATGTATTGATAAGGATAAGCCGAAGAACTGACCGAACTACCGCGCGACCCCCCACCCCCGCTTGATACATATGACGGTGTTGCTTGTGCGGACGTGGCAGATGAGCCAAATGGTGTTGGATTCCACCCCGACGATTGGGAACCTTGTGGGGTTCCCGAATAATTACTAAGTTCGTTATCCCACTTAGCCCATTGGTTGGTTACGGATATGGGCTGAGTCTGACCGTTTTCATCGAATAATAACATTTAACACCCCCAGTATACTATATATATAAATCATCCTATTCCACATAGCCACAATTACACACCCAACGACCCTTATTGGAACAACAATTATCTAACCTTAAAAACTTTCCGCACACGGGGCACTTAGGCTCACTTCTTTCTGGTGCCCTTACTTCATTCAAAAAAGGTTTTATATCATCAATGGTAATACCCCTAGTTTCCATCATATATATTAAATTAGCCAAATCTGATTTAAAAGAACGTGAAAATATTGCAAGAAGTTCTTCTGTTGTTACCATTAATATCTCTCCCACGTTGTTGCATCCCAAGCCGTAAATCCTCCGAGACTTACAAAAAATACAATCTGTCCCTTCCCCACCCCGCTACACCATTCCCAGTTGCGCTTAAAAACCCATTCTTGGGAATTTGCTTCTTCTCCGCAATCGTTATAGTATACACCCGTACCACAACAACCACCGCCACATCCAGCGGCTAAAACGTCTGCGGTGTAAACATCCCTAGCCGCATTTCTATAAGACAACGACGAGTAGAATCTTACACTCCAACCATCAATAGTAGAACCAAAGGTGTCTTCTATTGATGTAATATAATCTAATATACATTGTACTGCTGTTGCGGCGTTGCCGGTACAGCTTTCCCCGTCTACAACTTCCACCCCCTCGTCGCACAATACCAATATTTCGCAATAAACGCCCTTTTTATCTGTAACTCGTACAGTAACCGACCCACTAGCATCAGACGATGCCGATAGCGTGGCTTTTCGGTCATTGGGGGTTATGGTAAAACCACTCGATGTACCAACGTTTGTTAATGTCCATTCTAGGGGTTTTACCCCACCAACGACCTCTAGAGAAATAGAATTGTTCTGCACGATTGTGGTGGGGTTGCCAGAACAATCCAATGGTAATCCCACCCGTATTCTTCTTGTTATTTTACTATTTCCATCTGTTGCTTGAAGTTCTATTTCACCCTCTACATCCGCACCAACTCTTAACACAAACCAAGACGTAGAATATTTGTGGGTTACTTCTGTAATTTCTATGCCCCTCCTATCTCCCCGTATCCACTTATATGATAATTTAGATGGGATATAAGTATTTATCCAATCGTTATTTAATCTTCCCCCAGTATAGTTTTCCGTACCATAAAAAGAATTGGCAACTATAATGATGTACGAAATAGATGATTCCATTTCATACGGACATTGTATCCACCTTAAACCAGTAGCGTATGTTCGTGTTTCGGTAATTTCCATTGCCGGATACGGTTCTGGTTTAGTTTTATATATAGGTTCTGGAAAATCAAATTTAAAATTCCATTGTGGAAATGTCGGGAATGTAAAAACGGGGAAGTCGTACCCCTGCTCCATTGCCTGATAATCGGAATTCTGATAGGGTTTCTTCTTTACAGACTGTACCACTATGCCCTCGTTGTCCTGTGCCTTGTGCCATGTGGTATCCATCATATACCGATAGTCCGCTTTCTCACCATAAGGAACGGCATCTGCCGTAACTAGGTACGGCTTTCTCCCGTATTCTTTCATGGCTGAAACGTGCTTGGTAATCCTATCGGTCATCAAATACCTCAAGGTTAAACCCTATATCGAATAATGTCATGTCATTTGATAGTGAAGCATTGCCTATCTTGAAGGCCACGTTTGTTCCCAAAATGTCTACGGTCTTTTTCATCCGTCTGATTGTTTCGTTGCTTCTCTCTGCTGTCATTGGAACGGTGAATGACGGTTTCTCCACCCCGTTCTGATAGGGGATGATTGATATGTTTCCCGCTGTCTGTGTCTTGTGTCGCAGTTTTATATCCTTCACCATGAACTCGTTCCCACTAAGGTTGAGTTCCATTCTAACATAGGCATCAATGGCGGTAGAAACGTCGTTCTGTGAATTATTAAGCTTGTATGCGTACCCGTCCGTACCGCCTCCAACCTGAACCAACGGTGTATTACCGCTACCGGCCTCAGCCTCTATGTAGGAATTTAGTGCCTGACCCAACTTATCAAACGTCCATGTCTTATCTACCAAATCGTAGACGGGAAAGACGTTACATTCGCTTGCCGATGCCCCGCTGACAAGTCCAACCCGTAAGACATTATAAGTGGAGTCGTAGCCTATCCACATCTTGTCTTCGTAACCATATCTTATGCAGGTTGACTTTGTTATGTTGAAGTAATCTGCAATATCGTCTGAGATGCCGTACACTACCCTACCATCAGTTCCAAAGATTCCATAGTGGGATAGGAAGTATGCCATTGTCTTAATCTGCTCATCGGTGGCTGTGGACGTTAGAACCCCATCTACTACAACCGCCGACTTGGGTGAGAAAGTGCCGACCTTATTTGAAAGTACAAGCGTACCGAAGGTATCGGGAGAGTAGCCTTCAAACAATGTGAGCGTCCCTCCGTCAACACCCTTTTCTTCCTGCCACGCCATCATTTCGTTGTAGAAATTTTTCACGCACACTACTTTGTTAGACCTACCATCACCCGCTTTAAGGATTGCCGAGTCGCTACCGTTCAAATGAGTAGGTTGGTAAGCCTCCGACACATGGATGAAATTGGGGGTGTTCTCAAAGACATAACACGCCCTGTTCTTCCAACCCGTGTTCACAAGACCGTCGCCTAGTTCCCCGATAGAGAAGAACGGCTGACCCGTGAATCCAACAACGAGATTAGATGAGGTTGTACTTCCCGACATTTGGAGGTAGTACCAATAAGCATAATTTAATAGTTGACCGAATTGAACGGGCTGAACCGATGGATGACGTTTGAAGGTAATCCATCCCGATTTTACGAATCCGCTTGTATAGTCATATACGTTTGAAGCCACGCTCCACGTAGACCCGCAGAAGATACCGACTGTATCTATGGACGCTATGTGAGAATTCGTCAATGCGCCCATGTCTACATATATGGCCTCAAGGGGGTCTGTGGTTGCTAGGTATACTTTCTGCGTGGGAAGGAGTGACGATATGACAACAGCGTCTGGTGATTGGGTCTGGTAGAACGATGCCGCGCCCGCTATGTTGGAAGTGAATACTTGTGCTTCAACGAGATTAATTGGTATGCCGTCCCATACATTCTGTAAGGGCTGAAAGGAAGCATCGTATGTCATGGTGGCAATATCGCAGACCCCGCTAAGACTCCCGCCAACCAAGTATAGTTGATACCAGAATCCGTTGGCCCCGTAGATGTTCTTGGTTATCTCATCCGTGGGAGGACTCCACGCTATCGACCCGTCAGCACCCAAGGCACACGATGCCGCCGCAGATGTCCCATTGGCTATGCTTGTAATGGAAGTCCATGAGCCGTTCCAATAGTTCATCGAAAGTGACGCTCCGGTAGAGTTCTTGTTTCCCATCACTACATTGAAAGCCTTTGCGGGAACGGGTGTCATGATATAAATGGCATCGTAATCGTCTGCCAAAGTTCCAAGACCGTCAATGGTGGCTACCGTTGTGGTGGAATCATCCAACACCTCAAGGGAATAATCACTCCCCGCATCGGGTATTTCCTTGTGCGCCGCCGCCGCCTTGTAGACCATGAACTTCTCGACGGGAGTACCAAGACCCGTGTAAATCTGATGCCCGTCAACCCCATTGGAAAACAACATCTTGTCTGTAATGACCGTCCATGCCGCAGGCTTGGGGCTTGCCGATTGGGTAAATACGATAGACCCGAAAGACCCCGTAATGCTCCCCGGTGGAACCGTGTTTGCCTCAAGGATGTTAGTACCGCATTGAGCGTAGAAATGCCTCTCTGTCTTTTTCCCTTTAGAGAACTGGAACATGGTGGCAATGACAGACCCTTCGGCGGTAGAGTTGAGCCTTTGCTGACCGGGACGCTTTATAATGCCGGGGTGGGTGTTACGGACATTTTGAGCATCAGAATAACCACCAAAAGGAAGCTGTTCGGGTTCAAGGTAGGTGTTGGCCCCACCCCGAAATGGAACGTTCTTTGTGTTGGTCTGCTTCTGCTCCTGTTCGTAGAGTAGCCGTTTATCAATAGGCATTATTCACGTACTCCGTGTCTACATTCTCGTTATCGTCAGTCATGAGTTCCCGCCAGTATATCATGGCCTGTCCGTCTATGTATTGTCTTTCTGCTATGGTAAGGCGTTTCTCACTTGCGAGTCTGCTTGCCAACATCCATGTGAGCATTTCTATGTACCTTACGGGGAAATCGGGAAGGTCGCCCGAAGAATCAAAATCTTCAAGTGACGTTGTTGCAAGGTAGTAAACGACATACCTGTAGTCATCGGGTACGGGGTAGAGATGGACTTTCGCCGTCATGCCATGTTCCATAGCGAACTTGGTCGGTCTGTCAGACGGGTACTTGTCGGGAATCTTCATATACTCTTTGACTGTTATCTTGTCTAATTCGTAATCATCCTCACCGTCACGAATGAACATCTTATCAATGTCCAACACGTTAGATGCTGGGTAGAAGATGTTGGGGCATGAATAGGAAACCGTGGAATCAATGACATCCCCCGAATCCCCCCCAGACTTCCAGTACAGCGTCCACATACTGCCCGTTTCGGGTGTACGGGCATCAAGCCCACTACCATCCTTTATGCAGTAGTAAACGTCACCGCTTACAGATATTTGGTCGCCATTTGAAACGTACTTGTTGACCCAATCCTGAGTCCACAGTCTTACACCACGGGTCTGCAACTGCTTCACGATTGCATTGAGGGCTTCCGTGGCTTCCGTGATTGCATCAGACGAGGGGGTGTCACCCATAGACACAGCCCCCACAAGTCGCAAAGCCCGTATGATTATTTGGTCACGGGTTCTTACCCAATCCGTGCTACCTGACCCCATAGTGTCCTCCTGTGGGCTAAGGGGGGCAAAGCCCCCCGCCCGTTTAAACCAATGTTACTGTTACACCCGTTGTGGTTGTCATTGAGGTTGGGAAAGAAGCCTTTCCCGATACGGACATAGTGAGAGAACCACCAGCCGAATCAACCCCCCCAGACAGCAATTTACACAACGCACTAAACTGGTCACCCAACGTGGATATATAGTTTAGGATACTTGCGTGTCCTTTCCACAAGGAATACACCATTTCAACCATATCTTCCTGATGAACTCCCTTGGGACTGATAACCTTTGTACCTGACATAGTACCTCCTTATGGAAGGGGTGGTTTCCCACCCCCATCCGTCAAACTTACACAGGGCTAAATGTTACGCCCTGAACCGTAACCGCGAACTCAAGCGTGGCCTCAGAAGTGGTAGCCGCGAACTGAATCTCACCACCGTTGCTGTAGTATTTCCCTATCAGAAGGTGGCTTGCCTCAAGAACAGATACACCGAGTACCCAAGAGGCGTTAACACCTACCTGAGTGGGAGGGCCGAGGGCCGTACCCGACATGTCTGCAATCCATGTGTTGGACGCATCAGCGTCACCTACAGCGAACACAGACAATACAGCCGAAGCAGAGGCAAGGACAACTCCCATGACTCTCTGAACCAATGTGTATGAAGGCACTTTAAATATCTTGTACCCGACAGTAGCACAGGCACCATTACCACCCGCGCCGCCTATTGCAGAACACTTGATGTGCCTCGAACGGACGAATCCACCCCAAGGCAGAACGTTTGTGTCTGCAAAGTTTCCGTAGTTATCGCCATAAATATTCTTGGCGGTTAAATCAATGCTTGCCGCTGGCATATTAGCACCTCCTAAGAAATGTCTGTCCGGGCAACATAAACGCCCAGACTGCCGTAATCAAGAGAATTGAACACGGGTTTGTTGGTTCCTGCTATGATACCCCATGCGTGGCCCCACTCGTTGTCGTAGTCGAACTTCTTCTGGACAGTCTCAACTCTCTTACCCCATGCCCAAACAAGGGACTGTGCGCCCATAAAAACGCCCTTGCTCCAAGACACGGTACCGCTACCGCCGTCATCTGCTATGGGAACGTTCTCATGCTCGTGGATGACAACGCCGTCATAAATGGCTACCGCACCCGTGAACAGGGGGTTCTCCTTCCCGCGCATTTCAGCTTCCCGAAGGAACTGCTGAACCGTGGGGTCGTTCTTCCAATCGTACACCGCATCGGGATGGACAAGAAGAACATAATAAGGCTTGCCATCAACCTTTACGGGCCTGAGAGGAACTATTGTTCTGCTACCTCCCGTCTTTGCGTATGCCTTGATATAAGACACGAAAGCGGGGGTGATTTTGCCGTCTGCCGCCGTAAGTGCGGCCTTTGCCGTTGCCGCAGACGTTGAAGATGTAGTGCCGCTGGAAGTCTTGTAGAATATCCTCGTGGGAGAATCAAGAATGGCATCAAACGCAAGCTGGTCTATCTTCTCAGAACCCCAATCAGAAAGAGCCTGAACGCTCTCTGCGTTGATGTCGAACATGGCCCTCTGTCTGTCGAGTGCGCCATTGTCCCTTACGGCGTGCCGGTACTGGTGAAGCGTTACCGAGTCATCGTAGGTCGTGATACTTTCTTCTGCGCCCTCAAGAATCTGACCATCGGTAACGCCAGTACCAGAAAGTCTCATTCTGATACCGAACGTAATCTTATCGCCTTTACTCTTGGTAAGGGCGTCCTTGGTCTGAACTATTGTGTCGCTACCCGAACCCATGAACCTGTTAAAATAAGATTCCTTAACCATGTCACGGAAAAGTTTCTCTTCCCACAGTTTCTTGGTAAGGGCATTATCCGTTGTAAATGCTGTTTTGCCCATTTATAGCCTCCTATGAACTTTCCTTAATCAGTCTGTCCAGTTCCGCATCAGATAGGTGCGGAATCTGTGTTTCTGATATTGTTTCCTTGGTAGAGGAAGCCTGACCCGATTTGTTGGTCATCTGTGGATTCTCTTTCAATGCTTTGGCTATCTTCTCTACCACCTTCTTTGGCTCCTGCTTCATGGAAGCAAGCTCCGCTTCTAATGAGGCTATCTTGGCATCTTTGTTCCGTAGTTCCTTTCGCATTTCGGCTCGCTTGGCTAGGTTGATTACAACTCCCGGTGATTCCGCATACGGATTGTACCGGAAAGCCCTTATTGCTTCATCAACCTGTCCGTCCTCCTTTAGGATTTCAGCCATATCGTCAAGCATGTTATCTGTCTCTGGGACAAAGGACTTGACGGTGTTACGGTTGAATTCCGTGATTGTATGGAGTTCGGATTCTGTAAGCTGTGCCTCTCTTTCACGAATGGCGTTCTGGATTTCCATCGCCTCAACGTGGTTCACTCCGTCGCCAGCCAGTTGGGTCTTTAGGTTAAAGACTTCTTGCCTAAGCTGTTCCTCAGACTTGCGCCTCTTACCCACTTCATCGGCCTGACGCTGAATGAACTTTTCTTTTTCTTCCAAACGCTTCTGTGTCTTTTCCCATTCTTCCTTGGTAATGGTGAATGGTTCCTCCTTCGGGGGTTCCTCTGCGGGTGTTTCCTCCTTGGGGGGTTCTTCTATTGGTGTCTGTTCATCCTCTTTTGGTTCCTCAACGGGTTCTTCCACGGTGGGTTCTTCCGCTTTAGGATTGAGTTCTGCTTCCAACTGCTCGTCCGTCATTTCTACGGGGTTAACTTCAACTATAGTTTCTGCATCAGCCATCTTTATGCTCCTTGTGTTCGGTTATACCGAAGGAATTTAAAACTTTGTCCACTTGTAGGGCAAAGAGTTCGCAAGCCTCTATGAGTTCACCATAGTAGTTTATACCCTTGTCTGTCTGCGCTGTTAGACATTCAAACTTGTCGGGGATATTATCTACTTCTCTCACGGTAAACCTATCGAGGTAAAGCTGTATCTGATAATGATAAGCCATAATGACGTGAAGAAATATGTGTTCGGTCTTAGGCTTGAGTTCGAGTATTTTGTTGACCCTCTTGTTAATTTCCTTTCTGTTTCGTGATGGTATGAGGTCGTTTATTTCATGAAGGATGGGTATAATATCGCGGCTTGCATCACATATATCGCCTAGAAGTTTATACCCAGCCACGAGTTCCTTTACTATCTGTTCCTTGTTGGCCTTCAATTCAACCGTGTTAATTGAAAGTGACGGTATGGATTTTCCATGTTCCTTGATGAAGTCTGTAAACTTCATTTCCTCCGTGTTATCAAGATGCAAACCTCCATCGGAAAGGTTGTATACCTGATTGCCTAAATTCTTCATGGCTAAGAACTTGTTCTCAAACCACATCTTGAAGGCGACGAATATTCCCGTTGTGAACACATCCTCATCGTACATGTTCTTGATGGGTATGGCCCCTTCCTTGCGGTCTATGGAATGAGTCTCGCTCACGGTGGAATCAAGGAGTTTCCCAACGTTGTTGCAGTAGTAATCATCCTTGAAGCAAAGGTCTTGCCCTATGATAGCTACGGGTTTACACCCCATGTGTTCTGCTATGCCTATTCCAAAGTGAGAAACAGACCCACCGGGGCAGTCTATAACGCCTCTGTCCTCCCAATGCTGGCCCAACCAACCGTATATCTGATTCCCATACTGACTTGAAACATACACCCTTCCGGGGTAAGTCCTCATAACTTCGGGGGTGTACTGCATGATAGCTATGAGGGGAACATCCTTCAACCGGGGGTCGGTGAACAAGACCTTGTTGTCCGGCATGGGGTCTATGCCGCAAATAAAGTCGGGGATGAAGTCATTCTCCATCAAGAAGGGGGTCACCGAATCAACAGCAAGATAGACAGCCTTATCCCTATGGGTTTTCAGGTGTTCGATATCTTTCTTCAAGGAGGGGCCGGGAGATATTACCACGCATGGCAAATCCTTGAAGGAGTCCTTGAGTTCCCTGACTCCACCCCGTTTTATTATTTCCGGTACATTCTCAAGGAATGAGTTCATGAAGTTCTTCCCCATTCCAACCTGTGTTCCCACATTAACCTCAAACAGAGCCTTGTTCTTGGCTATCTGCTCACACACCTTTTCATATTCAGACTTCATTCCGTTGCATGAAGGATGAATGAGCATCCACAATCTACCGCCGACAACGTACTTTCTGAGATATTCTATGTACCCGAACCCCTCACTTTTTTCGAGAACAAGAACAACCCTTTCGTCCTTCCAAAGCTCAGAGAAGTCTTTCTGACACAACGCCCTATTAAATTGCGGAAGGTCATACTCATAGATAACAAGTGCAAACCCCTTACCTAGTTCCTTCAACGCATTACTTGCAAGGTCGCCTTCTCCAAAGCCCAGAATGACCACAACACCCGTGTTCTCGTGTTGCTTGAGCGTGGCGAGAGTTTTCTTTGTTGCATTTTTGTCATCCTTGAATCCGAGCTTCTTCTGTGTTGGTTGCGACAAAAGGATATTGTAGAAGTGGTCACTCCTTTCCTTTATCGCATCCAGATTAGCTTCGTAGAAATCCATTTAACCTCCTTGATTTACTTTTCCTTAAACCAATATCGCAGGTTTTCCATCCGCGCCGGGAAATCAAACTAGCAGAACCGGACACGCTAGCACACCGGAGTTCGTCTGTCCACTTTCATCGTTACATTTTTCCTCATTGTGGAATTTCACCACATCTTCATATAAAGTCACACGACCCACTGTAAGAATTAACCTCCTTGATTTACTTTACCCTGAGTTTTTGCATCAGCCGCTATCTGTGTCTTTATAACCTCCACCTGATTCTTATCGTCTTTCTCTTTCTGTCGTGCTTCTTGCTCCTGAGCAAACATCTGCAACATTTTTTCCTTTTCAGGAAGGTCTGAGAGTTCAACCAAGAACGGCATTGGTACTGGTGCGCCCTTTCCGGCGAGTTCGGCCCACATGGTGAAGTTGGCTATTCTGGTTGTGGGACTCCAACCGCTCTCGCTTACAACAACATCCTGCTTGGTAATGTCGGTGTTCTCTAGGAGTTTCTTAATCTCAGCCATATCGAGTTCACTTGCCGGAATACCCCCTATCTGTACCGGGGCTTTCATGGCTTCATTCTGGAGTATCTTTAGTATCCTTTCCGCTCCGTAGTATTTCTGAATCATGGCAACCAATATGCGGCCTATCTTTACCTTTGCTATGGAGAAATTATCAAACAAGAACTCATTGCCAACCAACCCCTGTTTCTTCCTTTCAAGAATTGCCACACCTGATTGGGCGTTAGATGCCCCACCCTCCATTTCAAGGTTGATGTTCAGAACCTCTCTCAATGACTGATTCTCTATTTGGAGAAGATTAATAATCTCTACGGGAACCTTGGCACCTTCCACCTTTTCTGGGGGGGACTTAACGGAAGTAATCCGCTGAGTGAAGCCCGGCGTGGATGAATTTCTCTTGAAGTTGTTAACCTCATTGGGGGTGGGAAAAGTCGTATCGTCGTAGAACCACCCATAAGCCGCTTGGCGGTTCATGATGTCTGTAAGCTGAGAGTGACGTTTATTTATCTCTCGTTGTGGGTCTTTGACCGAATGTACCTTACCCCAAAATGTATCCCCGCGCTTCTTTGCATAAAAGGTGACAATTTGAAAATCCTGTATTGCAAGGTCTGGATAATCATCTTCAAGCAGGACTTCTCCCGCCGTTTTTGTTACTCTCATCTGATGAACTACCCTTGGGATAACCGTAAGGGGTGGAATTGTTTCAAGGGCCGATATGTCCTCTTTGGGCCAATCAGATGCGTTATAGTAAAAATCGCTTTCTGTGTCCACTACAACGTAAGACCTCTTATATTCCTTTCTCCATGTTTCAAGAACCTTGATTGTTTTCTTTTCAAGGTCTATCAAATCGGGGTCGCCAACCACCTTCTCCTTGTTGTCGGTGTGAGCGTATGCGTCCCCAACGGGTTCATGGGATACTTCATCTGTATCTTCCTCAAACTCATTGAAGATGCTCTTTATCTTGTCGGGATACATTTCTGCAAGTTTGGCCCTTGAATACCACTTTGTCTTAACCAAGTATTCAAGGTCAGAACAATCTTTCTTAGCATGTGGCCCGAAGTAGCAATCATCCCATTCAAACTTCTCTACTATGATGTCTCCCTGAATGTTCTTGGAGAAATCAACATAGATATTGAACAGGCCCCTACCCACAATGGTTCCGTCCTCGAAGACTTCGGTTTCCTCAAAGCGATAGTTACAGTTTTCAAGGATGACCTTTGTTACTATATCGAGTATTTCAGATACCCTTTGGTCGCCGTCCTCTACTGGCATATACTTGATATCGGTTCTATTTTGCCGCTGATACCCCGAAAGTAGGTCTAGTTTTGACTCTATCTGATTTATGGTAAGGCAAGACCTCTTTTCCTTCTGTAACTGAGATACTACACCCTCATCCCATTGTTCTCCCTGATAGAATCTAAGGCTTTCCCTACCCTGAATGCGCGACGGCTTTTCAAGGTCACGGGAATATCTGTAGAGTTGAAGGCAATCAGAAACTACAGTTTCGTCGCTCTCCTTCTTTTTTGTTTCAGCAACAATAACGGGGGTAATTTCATGGGTGTGACCGTCAGCAACACCGATGTTCCATCTACCCGTACCCGTGGGTATCTGTTCCCCCGTAGCGGACATTTTATTGTCCACCTCAAATGTTATGGGATGGGAATGACCCTTGCTGATAGAGGTAAAGCCTTGACCCGTCTTGTCGTTGGTATAGACAATGTGTTTGTGTCCATTTCCCCTTCTTACGGTCTGTAGCAGATTTACGCCGCCATCCATCCGAAGTCTCCTTTTGGTTCTGTTTTATCCATATCGTAATCTTCTCTTTTCTGCCGTCTAAACATGGAATCCTTGTAGGTAAGGGTTAGATTGAACGCATCTGCGTGGTTGGGTGACGTGCTTAAAGAAAGCCTTCGCTTCATATCATACTTCGATTCGACCTCTATGGTCTTCCCCGAAAGGTGCTTGAACTTGGGTGTCCAAAGTTCCGATTTGAATACGAGGTCGTTAGGAATAGACGGAAGGTTGGATTCAAAGGCTTCTCTTGCCTTCCACCACAATTCCGACCGTACGTTTCTGAATCTCTCATCCATGCACGTTACCCTTACGTCCACGGGATAAACCCTGTACCC